CCTGTATACATCTACATAAGACGTCAGCCGCTCAAATCTTCCATAGTGATCATTGGATGGAGGAATCGTAAAAACAAATTCCCCTGCCGATCCTGCCTGTAATGACAAAGATGCGCTTGTCAGCTGCAGTGTCTCCGATCCGGATGTCGAAAAGAATATTTGATTATCAACAAATGCAGTATATGCCATTACAAGCTTCCTTCTCTGTATGTAACCGTGACCGTTCCTGCTGTTCCAGTAACCAGTATCTCGTTTTCACCTTCCGCAAACATTATGTCCGGAAAAGTCATTTCTACCGCAGCCGTCAGTTCATGAACTACATCTCCGAAGGAAACTGATATCCCGGAGTCAGATGCATAAAAGGACGGGACCACTTTCATCCTGGAATTCATGCAGATCTGTGATCTCCCCACAGATGACGCTATCACATCGTACGATGTTTCTTCCATTTTTCTCTTAAACGGAAATGCATCCAGCGATACTACTACAATTCCTTTATTTTTGTCACTTTTCTCTGTATCAACTGTACAGAAGGCATCCCAATAATAGTCCTGGTCCGGTTCTATCCTGACCTGGAAATATCTTCCATGTATCTTTGAAGTAATCCCGGAAAACAACTCCATCCACTTGTTTTGATAATTTGCCATTGCAAATGTCAACCGGATGTTCCTGTTCTGATAAAATATATCCTGATATATGTGGCGTGTTGGATCCAGCACGCCATTCATTCCCGGCACTTCTATGACCGTCCGTTTCGGTTCAGGTGTGCCTGTCTCTACCTCTGAAAGCATCAGACCAAGATCTGTATATGATTCTATCGTTCCAAAATATACCTGATTCATATCAGCCTCTTTCCTGTCTTGTTCTCATCTGTGCGAATTTATTATCCAGTGCACCTATGACCTCACCTGAATCAAGCACAAACTGCATTTTTGATATTTTATCCAGGAGATCCAGAACCTGAAGCATATACCCGTTGATGTTGTCCCTTCCTTGATCTGCCGCGCCGGCAGTTTCATAATCATATCCTGCTGTTGTGCCTGCTATTCCCAGAATCAGATCATCTGTACTATCAATTACCTCATCCGTCCCCTTTTCAATACCGATCGACAGACCCTCTGCCGTATAAAGGCCGATTTCTTCCATTACTTTGGAAGGCGAATGAATCTGCAATGCCGCCCTGGCTGCTGCATTGATACTATTTGCAATGCCCCATGCCAGAGAAGACAGCGCTCCTGACCAGGCTGAAAGCCCACTATATAGACCAGATCCCGCCTGATCCCCTACGCTGTACATCTGATTCGGCAGGCTGCTCATGGATGTCGCGATCCCTGACACCATGCTCTGGATCGCCGGGACAACCTGTGAAGCTGTTGTATTGGTTATAGCTGCTGCAAATCCTGTGATCGCGGTGATCGCCAGGTTATACATCCCCATACCGATCTGTGCCGTTTCCGTTCCGAAGTAGCTTGCCATCGTCTGAATGGTCTGTTTGATCGGATCAAGCTGTTCCTGAAGACCTGTATCCATCTGGCTTCCTGCATCGGATCCAGTGGAGTACATTTCTGTTGGCGTATCTGCAACTTCATCTACGACTGCCTGTGCCATGTCTGCCGCTGCCACTTCTACATCCGGCGTTCCCGCCTCGATACTGGAAGCAAATTCGGATGGAACCTCTTCTCCTGCTGTTACAGCTTCTTCGATTGCCGGTTCAAAACTGACATTCTCATTGATCTCATTTGCCGATTCGATCACTGTATCTTTGTTATTTACAACGGCAGCTGCTGCCGCTTCCATAGCTGACTGAAGTTCCGTCTCAGCAAAAGTCACATTTCCAGCAGCATCCTCGGCATTATGTGACGCCTCGAAATAGCCGTTCATCGCATTCATGACCTCTTCCGTCGCGAATGTGACATCTGTCAGGGCGACTCCGCTTTCCATCAGCTTCTGTCCCCATTCTATTTCTGCACCTATTCCGCCCTGCGTAAGATCTATGACGTCCTGTACCGTCAGGCCATAGCTTGCCAGTACTTCCCCTGCTGCTTTTGAAGCATCCGAGAGGTTTTTCTGTGCTGTATATTGTTCTTTCAGTGATTCCGTATAGAGATTCTGCAGAGCTGCGACTTGTGCCTGTGCCCGCATGGCTTCGATATTGGCATAGATCTCTTCATTGGTAAGATTCAGCGAATTTGTTACTTCATCCCATGCCAGTCCTAATCCCGGCACCAGTTCATTCAATTCGCTGACCACGCCCTGGATCATTGCTGCCGATCCAGCGGTCCCGTCATATCCTGCTATCAGGTCCTGCAGTTTTCCATAAAGAGTCTCTGCAGCTCCTGCGCTTGCCTCTGATGCTGCAACAGATGTCTCGTATGCCTCTTTCGTTGTGGTGATTGCCTGAGACAGTTCTGTGTTTGCCGCAGCAATCCCTGCCAATGCTTCCGTAAATGGGCTAGCTTCCTGATAGGCTGTATGCATGGATTCATATATCGTTGATATGGCTACTGCCAGTGCAGCAGTCCCTGCGATCGCTACACCTATGATCCCGCCTGTGGAAAGCCCTTGCGAAAACATGCTTCCCATCTTACCGATCATGTCCTGGATTCCTGACAGTCCTTTGCTGCTAATTCCTTTTACCAGTAATGCTCCAAGCAGTATCCCTGTCCCTTCAAGGTTGCACCCAAATGCCGTCAGACTTCCCGTGATACCCTGCCATAAGGCACTCAGGATCTGCGGGAGGTTAGCTATGATCGCGTGTGTTATCTGTGTCACGATCTCCAGGAAAGCAGAGATCAGCGTTGGGAGCATAGTACTGATATGGTCTACAAAACTCACAACGAGTTCAACAGCCGTTTCTGCGATCATCGGTGTATTCTCTACCAGGCCGTCCAGCAAAGACTCTATCAGAGCCATGCCCGCGTCCATAAGTGTCGGCAGCGATTCCATAAGCATCTCAGCACCTTGCGAGATATAATCCCCAAGTGCGCTCATTGCTCCTTCCAGTCCGCCTTCCTGGAATGCTGCTGTCAGTCCACTTACCGCATCTGTCCCAAACTGTACAAATTCACGAAGAGATGGTGTCAGGACATCTGATAATGTGATCTGTGCACCTTCCAGTGCAGATTTGAACAGCGTTATATCGCCGGCAAGGTTATCCAGCTGCGTTTCCGCCATAGCCTTTGCTGCACCATCTGCATCTTCGATCGCCCCGGAGAGTTCTTCCCATCTGTCTTTGCTGGTCCCCAACAAGGCGTTTACAGATGCTATGTCCGTCTTATTGAAGATTTTGCTGATGATCGCTGCTTTATCAGCCTCACCCATTCCGTCAAGGGAATCATTGAGTTCCAGCATGATATCCTGCAGCGGACGCATATTTCCTTCAGAATCAACAGCGGAAACACCCAGGCTATCCAGCAGGTTTGCAGCATCTGTTGTTGGAGATGCCAGTGACAGGAGGATGTTCCTGAGATGAGTACCACCCTCTGCTCCTTTGATACCATTGTCTGCTAAAAGGCCCAGTGCTGTTGCCAGCTCAGTTGTGCCACCGGACATGATGTTTGCTGTCCCGCCGATCTTCAGGATCGCTTCTCCCAGCTGTGCAACACTTGTGTTTGACTTGCTGGATGTCGCAGCCATCTTGTCAACCAGTTCTGTTGTTTCATTCAGTTCGAGTCCCAGAGCTGACTGTGCGTCAGTCACCATGTCCGATGCTGATGCCAGGTCAATCCCCCCTGCTGCCGCCAGATCAAGGACTGTCGGGAGCATATTCATAGAGGTTTCCGCATCATAGCCAGCAAGAGCCATATAATTTAATGCCTCTGCTGCTTCCGTTGCAGAAAACGCTGTTGTCCGCCCCATCTCCTGAGCAAAGTCGCGCAGGTCCGTGATCTGGTCCACAGTCGTTCCCATGGTCGCCGCAACCTGTGACATAGAAGCATCAAACTGAGCTCCGACTTTTACAGATGCTCCACCGAATGCTGCCACAACAGTTGTTGCTGCCGCAGCTGCTGCGGATGCAATAGACAGACCTTTCCTAAATCCTCCTGAGAATTTGCCACCAGCAGATTCTCCACTGGAAGAAATACTGCTGTCAGATCTCAGCGCTGCCGTAAAGTCCTTTGTCTCCGGCATAATCTGTATATATCCAGTTCCGACTTTTACTCCATCTCCTGCCATTTTCTATTTTCTCCGTGCTTCAACTGTTCCATGCCGCTTCAAATTCTTCCGGTGTTCGGAAGCCTCTGACTTCCTGATAGTTTTCCGAATTCTTATTCAACAGTTTATTTAACAACCGTTCCGGCCGCTTCAGTTTTTTCCTGGAATGTGTCTGCCTTATCGCCCATTCCACATCCCGGATCGCATCCAGGACCGCATATTTATAGATCAGTTCCGGATCCGGCTGGTCACCCCGCAGTTCCTTTATGATCCTGCTGCCTGTCGGCAGCCCGCAGGCAAGTACCGCAGCCGTTCTTATATCCAGAGCATTTATATCCAATACATTGTAATATTCTGCAAAATCACAGATGAGGGCATCCTCATGGAGTGCCCTCATCTGTGCATAAGTGATTATTTTTTTTTACTCTTTGCGAGACCAAGGAATATCTCTTCCGCTTCAGCTTTGTAGTCGGATGTTCTGACCTTCCCGTGTTTCTCTTTCAGATAAGCCCTGAGAGCGTTATCCTGTTCTTCGCCGATGATCAGTTTGAATGCCTCGAACATTGCGTGCATCTTCTCGATCTGTGGCAGATCCGGATCATTGCCTTTCCTGACCAGTTCAAATACTTCAAGGTCATCCATGGCATCCGGTTCAAGAGAGTACTTAAATCCGCTTTTTGTAATGATTTCGTCCATCATTTTCCCTTTCTAGGTATCATTTTTAAATATCAGCCGTTTGTCGCGCCTGTCGCGCCTTTCATGTACTCATAATGAGTGTTGCCTGATGCATCCGGGATCGCGGCAACAGTGACCTCGTAAGTGATCGCGTCATTATCAACATAGGTAATGTCGCCGACCTCCGAGATCCTTCCTGCAGGGATCACGATCCTCTTCTTTGTGTTGTCTTTCATGACCACATCGATCGCCCACACCTTCTCCGGCATTTCAATATTGCTTTTCGCATTGATCGAAATACCTGTTTCAAGTGTTCCGGACACATTGCTGTCGCCATAAATAAGTTTCAGGACATCTGCATTCATGGATTCCAGGAATGCAAATTTGAATGAGACTTCCCTTCCGTTATAGACGACCAGCACTTCATCCCCGCCCCATGCCGTGATTTTATCGGAGTTGATCGTGTTCTGGTGTGTCATGCCGCTGTCTGAAATATATCCCAGCTTCGTAAATGCAGCTGCCAGCGCAGTAGTCGCATCTGTAGGAAGGGTGGTCCCTGAGGGAGCCACACTTACCGCACCACCATAAGCCGGTTTCGCTGCTGATACATTATTTCCCATTTTTCAAAGCTCCTTTCATTAATAGTAAATGTTGTATACCGCCTGATAGCGGTATTCCCTGGTTGCTGGATTTGTGAAATTGTAATCCGTGTCAAGCCTGCAGGAATAGATTTCTGACGACCGTTCCGCAAACAAATCCATAGCTGCTTTCACATTCTCGTTGATCTGTGCAGCCTCCAGCAGACTGCTTCTGGATATTGACTGCACCGCAAATGATACATCATCGATTCTGTTTGTTCGGCCAGACCCTGTTTTCTCAATCAAGACGTATTTCCCCGGAGGTGTTTCCGGGACCTCCATAAATACGTTCCCGCCTATCCCATCAATATTCTGCTCGATCAAATAATCCAATATTACAGTTTCAATCATCTCAGCACCTTTAATAATGTGTTGTTCTCTAACTGATCACGCCAGCCGTCCAAACCGATCGGATACACATTTGCATGCCATCTTTGTGTGGACAGATGAGCTTCGGATGTGTAATCATTTCCTGCCATGGATGCTTTTTGTGACGCTGCACTCTCGACTACAGCTTTCATTTCTCCGCTTTTCAGAAACTGTCCAATGCCGGTATAATTCAGTTCGAGCCTTATTTTGTTCTTAGCCATATCGTTCCACCTTTACATTCATTCCCCAGTCCATTGGGATCAGGTCCTGTATGCCTGTTTCGGGAAATCCAACCGTACGAAACTCCTGTCCCCAGAACCGGACTTTCCTGTCTGTCCAGTCATGGGTATCACCCTTCGGAATGCCTAAGATATATTCAATCTTCTTCCCTGTCAGGTTTAAGGTGTCGACGATCTCCGATGCATCCGGCCGGCCGACAAGGACATTCTCAACATCGATGTATCCCGTAGAATAAACCGGCCGGTTGAAATCATCCCTGCCAATCTCTGTTTTCTGCTCGAGCTGTACCGTTATTCCATGCAGCATGGCTTGTCACCTCCAGCCTTCATGAAATCGATCGCGCCATATCTCTGCCGCCTGAGCCCCAGATCAGCAAGCTCCGACTTCATGATAAAGATGGTCCTGCCTCCGGAGGCAAATGTCCCGGAGACAGTATAACCAAGTCCTGACTGGGAATACTGCGAAAGCGAAGCAATATCACCGGTCACCGGCGTGTTCAGCGTCCTGGCCACGATACTTACCGTTACAGCCTTTGCTGTGGAAGCAAGTGCCCCGGATGTATCTGCCTCTATCATGTCATCGAGATCCTTATGGACCTTATGCGCATACTGACGCAGTATATCGCTTACCACAGGCAGTAAATTCTCTGTCCTGGTCTGTTCATCTGCCGTCAGCGCACGGAACAGATCTGTCACATCCTGTACTGTTGCAAATGCTTCTGCCATTTTCTTTCTCCTTCTTTAGTCCGGCCATTGTATATGCCTGAGCATATGCCCGCAACCTACACGGCTATCTGTGTAAATCCTGATATTTCTGCCTTTGCACTGCTCACAGAAATACAGATCCTCCGAAAGCATCCCCCTGTTTGAATCGTT